GTGCTTATAGGCACCAAAGAACCGGCGCGCGGCCGTGTTTACAGCCAAGGCCGGGTGCGCAAAACGCTGGCAATATTTGACGACATTACAAAAACTGTCGATGATTGGGGTTTTTAGCGTGGATTACGGAATATTTACAGGCACAATACTTGATAAGGTACTCGCAGCAGTAGCGCTTATTAACAACCCGGAAATTACACCGGAAGTACGCCAATTACAGCAAGAAATATTATTTAGGCAAGTTGGCCAGTCCGTTTATGCAAAAATTTACGACATGAACGCCTTTGACATGGAAATAACCCACACACGTGGCCGGGGCATTGACGACCGGTACTATGGCTTGGCCAAAGTTGTAAGCAACAGCGTGTCCGCCGGCGCTGTGGGCGTAAATGAATACGTGAAAAACTACATTGACAGTGTTATTGCTATGGCCCAGCGCGATGCTACTAAAAATGCCTACCAAAGCGGCAAACGCCCTACCGTTATACGCGAAATTGTAAAAGAAACGTGCGCATGGTGCCGTGAACGCGCCGGCGTGCATGTTGACCCCGGCCCAGAAATATTTGCGCGGCACGGCGGTTGCGACTGTCGCATTATTACCGAGGGCTATAATTCACGTAATGGGTTGCTAAAAAACTATGTTAAGCCAAAAGACCGCGCCCCAGCAGCTTGAAATAACGCTAACCGGCAACGTACCTAGCAAGAAAAATAGCCGGGTGCGCACGCGATCTGGCAGCTATATACCCAGCAAAGAATTTGCCGACTGGCAAGTTGATGCTATGTGGCAAGTGCGCCAGCAAACCCGTGAGCGCTTTTTTAAGCCGGTTGCAGTGGACGTAACCATAATATTTGGCCGGAAGTCCAAAAGCGACCTAGATAACCGGCTAACAAGCATACTGGACATGCTGGTTGAAGCGCTTATATTGCGTGATGACCGCTATGAATACGTGCCGCAAATGTCGGCCCGTGCTGAGTACCGAAAAAACGAACCGGGCGCAATTATACGCATTACAGAGGTGGCGCCAGTGGTCCAATAAACTTATGGTAAAATTACAATATCTGGTATAATAACAACCAAATAACAACCCACGCTTACGGAGCGGCAAAACCGGCTTAAAAAAGGGAAATGATGGACAATAAGCCGGTAACAGAATTGGAACTACTCGCAGCACAAAAGGCACATGACCTTTTGAAAGTTTTGCGTGAAAAAGAGCCGCATGTTCAAGATAAATACGAATACTACAACGCGGACAATGATATACGCGACTTTGGTATTTCTATACCTAAAAAAATGATAGGCAACCGGCCGGGCATTGGCTGGGCCGCACGTGCTGTTAATACCCTTTCAGATCGCGTTGTATTTGACGGCTTTGCCAATGACACATTTGGCATAAATGACTTGCTAAACGAAATTAACGGCCAAGTGGTTATTGCCAAGGCCAAGCACGATGCATTTATTGGTGGTGTGGCATTTGTGGGTGTTGCCGATGAACCCGGCACGGGTCGCAAAATGTTAGTGCCATTTTCAGCACTTGAAGCCACCGGCGTTGTTGACCAGCGTACCGGGCTTTTGAAATATGGGCTTGCTGTTACGCGCTGGGCCTACCCTACCGACAAACGTTTTAAGCGCATTTTGGGGCCGGCTGATTATGTGCTATTTTACCCAGAATTTACAGCCATATTTGAAAACAAGGAACTTACACGCGTTATACCAAACCCCACCGGGCGTTGCTTATTGCACCCTGTTACCCACCGTGCCAGTGCAGACCGGCCGTTTGGCAAGTCGCGGCTTACCAACACGGCCCGGCGCATTATTCAAGAAGTTGGCCGGCTAAAACGCCGTGAGGAAATTGCCGAGGAATTTTACAGCACGCCGCAGCGCTACATTACTGGGCTTGCCGAGGGTACTAAAAAAGATGAAAAAATGGACACTAGCATTGGCAAGTGGATTACCATTACCAAAGATGAAGACGGCGATGCACCAACCGTTGGCCAATTGGCGCAAATGTCCATTAAGGAATTTACCGAAGCCAAAAAAGATAAGGCACGCGACTTTTGTGCTGAAACCGCACTAACATTGCGCAACCTTGGTTATGAAACCGGCAACCCAAGCAGTGCTGAAAGCTTGGCGGCTATGTCGGACGACCTATTGCTTGAAGCCCAGAACAGCCAAACCGAAATGGGCGAGCAGATCAAGCAAATTTGTATTACCTTGCGTATGGCCATTGACGGCAATAACGTGGTCCCAGACGAATTAAAAGCACTTGTGCCGGCTTGGAAGCCAGTATTTCAAGTTGATATTGCCGGCGCAGGCGATGCAATGTTTAAGCTGTTTGAAGTTATGCCGGAATTACAAGGCACCGTTGCCGGCTACCGTATGTTAGGCATTGGCGTGCGTGAAGCCGAGCAATTGGCCGCTAAACGCGCCGCAGCAGCTAATAACGCCTTTATGGGCGCCGCAGGAGGGCAATAACGTGGCAAACGCACCATTTGCAACCAAAGCAGACCTAGCGGCCTACTGGCGCGCTTTAACGGCCGATGAACAAAGCCGGGCCGACATTATGTTGCCACTGGCCAGCAACCGTTTGCGCCTAATGGCCGAAGACTTGGACATTAACCTTGATGAAAAAGCGGCCGCAAGCGAAGCGTACACCGACACACTGAGGTGGGTTGTTATGGAAGCCGTAAAGCGTGCATTGTCCACACCTACCGACCAACCGCCTGTTGACAGCATTTCACAGACCGCAGGCCCGTACAGTGAAAATTACAAGTTTACCAACCCAAGTGGGGACTTATGGTTTAAGAAAAGTGAATTAAGCGCCTTGGGATTGTATGGCCGCCAAACGATTGGTAGTATAAGTACAAGCAGAAAGGACATTTACTCGTGAGCAAAAAAGTATTTAACATGGCAGGCGGTAAGCACAGCGCAGCAGCGTATGCAGCTTTTGAAAACCGCATGTTTGGTAGCTGTAAAGCATCGCCAACTAGCTTTGTAGTGTCCGCCGGCAGTGGTATGAACGCCAGCATTAGCGCTGGTGATGGCCTTATTGACACCGGTAATAATTACGCGCGCCGTATTCAAACGGACGCGGCTGAAACCGTAGCAGTAGCCGCAGCAAGTGGCTCATTTAACCGCATAGATAGCATTGTGGCCTATATTGACACCGATGTAACGCCAACCACCAGCGTAACAGATAACACAAACGATGTTTTGAAATTTGCAAGTGTAGCCGGCACGGAAGCCAGCACGCCCGTAGCGCCAACCGGCGCAGCCATTTTAAGCGCTATTGGCGCTGGCAAGCCATACATGATACTTGCCAATGTGTTAGTGCCACAAAGTGCCGCCAACTTGTCTGGTGCCACTTTCACAAATATGGCCGCAATTGCCCGTGACCCTAGCGGCTGGCAACTGGTCCAAGATGCTTGGGCATACAGCAGCTATTCATCAACGGCCCGTAACGGTGTTGTAACTGTGCCAAGTGACGCCACCACAAAATATAGCATTGGTATGAAAGTCAAGCTTACGCAAGCAACGGGTGGCACGAAATACGCCCGCATTGTTTCACTGACTTCAACTACACTTACGCTGTTTATGCTTAACGGCGCCACGTTGAATAATGAAGCTATAAACGGTGTTTACTATTCAACGTCTGATACCCCATATGCACCGTCACCCGTTGACTTTAAAGAGCCAACACCTTGGCAGTCGGTCAGTTACGCAAATAGCTGGGTTGATTACGGTGCAAGCTATGAAACAACTCAATACCGCAAAAATATAGCAGGCATGGTCGAAATAAAGGGCTTTATTAAAAGCGGTACAACAACACCGGGAACAACTATATTCACTTTACCGGCCGGCTACCGACCCCACAAGTGGAATTATTACCCAGTAATATTGCCGTCAGGTAGCGTCGGATCAGTTGAATTACGGGACAATGGTGTATTTTCAACAGTTAGCGTAAATAACAATTATACGGGCCTTGGTCGCATAGTATTTAGTGCCGATAATTAAGGGGGATGGCGTGGCTAGGAAATTAACCGACAAACAGTTAGCAGAAAAAATTGCTGAACAGCACGGAGTACTTGAAAAAATTGAAGTACCGGAATATAACGAAAAAACCAATATGCCGACTAGTAAAGTTGCGCGCAAAGAGTGGACCGTTCATATACCCGAAACGTTGCTGGGCATAAATTTAGCCGGTTATGGTAATACACAAAAAGAAGCAAAGGCCGATTTAGCCAGTAGGCTTGCCCCAATATTAGGCTCGGATGAACTTACGCTGTCGGACGATTGGGAAAAAAACAATATAAAGTGAAACTATGAAAACGGCAGACATAACGCAAGCAATAAAAGAAGCGCGACCAAGACTGGCGCGTGTATCGCCTTTGGTGGCAAAAATTGTGCTTGGTTTTGGGGTTATAAACCTTTTACTTGGTTTGGGCCTCGTAACTACACAAGCAAGGCTGTCCACGCCGCTTGTGGTGGCCCCTAGCATTGGTTTTTACCAAGCATGGGGTGTTGCGTTTATTTTGCTTGGTGTGGCCATGTTGTGGCTCTACAAGCGCAATAGCTGGCGTGGTATGCGTTATACTTTTGTAATTGGCATGTGTTTTAAGTTTGCTTGGGCCATTGCCCTACTGGTCCGTTATGTAAGCGGCGACTTTGCAAACCCACTTGTGCTAATTATTTGGCTGTTTTTTGCATATATTCAAGCAGTGACCTATATACACTTTATGCCGCAACCGGCGCTTGATAAGGGGGCTAAAGATGCTGGGATTTAGCTTATTTGCGGCTACTGGCGGCTTTACGGTCGCTGAAAGCGTGCAGGCGGCAATTGCCACCGGCATTTTTGCTGTTATTGGTACCTATCTAACCGTGAAATACAAAGATCGCATTATTCAAAAAGCCGATAAGCCCAAAGATCGCATGGAAACCATATTTGACGGCTATGAAAACCTTATAAAGCAGCAGCAAATTGAAATTGGCCGTAAGGGCAAAGTTATTACTTCACTAGAGGGCGTGGTTAATCGGCTTGAAAAAGAACTGGCAGTAACGCGTAAATTGCTTGACGCGGCCCGTGATGAATTGGCCATCGCCACCAAGCACAATAAGGACTTGAAAACCCAGCTTGGCCAAATGAAAGACGAATACCAAAAGGCCCACACACAATAATTGCTATTTGCCATTATGGTTGTGGTATAATTTGGCTATAAGCAGAGCAGCCCCAAAGCTGTTGTGCCAACAAGAAAAGTGAAAGGTTATTAACACCGTGAACGATGCACAAAACGTTTCGTTTGGTAAACCAAAGGCCACTGGCGCTGTTTTTGTAGCACCAGCCGGCACAACCGTACCTACTAACGCCACCAGTGAACTGGACGCCGCTTTTAAGGGGCTTGGCTATGTTAGCGAGGACGGCTTGGTTAATGCGGTTGAAACTGACACTGAAAGCGTAAACGCATGGGGCGGCGACCAAGTTTTGGTTGGCCAAACTTCATTTAGCGAAACTTTCACAGTCAACCTCATTGAAACCAACCCCGAAGCACTAAAAGTGTATTACGGCGAGGATAACGTCACTGTGGACGGCGCTAATATCACTGTCCGCCAGAACAGCCAGCAATTGCCAGAGTGCGTTGTTGTGTTTGAACTGGTACTAACGGGCGGACGCATTAAGCGTATTGTTGTGCCACGCGCACAAATGGCCGACCGTAGTGGCGAGATTACCTATGTTGATGGCGAAGCAATTGCTTACCCGGCAGCGTTTACCGCTTACCCGGACAGTGAGGGTAACACCCACACCGAGTACATTGCAGTCGTTGGCTCATAGGCCCACCGCAGTACATGCAAAGGCAGCCGGTCCGCCGGCTGTTTTTGTTTGGGCCGCTTATGGTATAATTGCCGGGTAATATTAACGCTTAGAAATGGAGCAAAAAGTTATGGACAAAAACCCAGACCAAGCACCGGCCCACGCACCGGAACAACCAGCCACCGCACCAGCAAACGTGCCGCAGGGCGATGCGCCGGCAGCCGATCAGAAACCGGCACCGGAAAGCAAAACCGTAAAAGAAATTGAAGTGGACGGCTACAAATTCAAAGTCGATATGGACTTAATGGACGATATTGAAGCCTTTGGCTACATTGACCGCATTGAAAATAACGGCCAAATATCAGCTATTGTGCCATTGCTTAAATACCTTGTTGGCGAGGACGGCGTAAAAGAAATGACCGACTTCTTTAAAAAGAAATACGGCAAATTTAGGCTTACCAAGTTAATGAATGTGTACGAGGCTATTGCGGCGAAGTTTGACCCAAAAGGTTAGCGCTTCACAAAATACGCCGTGAGCATTTTGACGAATTAGAAGCAGACTTTCAGCAGTTTTATGGCCTAGATATTGCGCTTGTGGCTCACGCACGTGCGGCGCGGTTATTGTTTCAGTTGCCACGCCAAAGCCGTGTAATGTGTGCCTTGCAGCCGGCTAACCAATGGGGCTGGTCCGAGGTGCTGTTGAACAAGCTTAATTACCTAGCCGAAGTGCTGGCATGGCAGAATACCAAGGACGCCCAGAAGCGCGCACCGCGCAAAGCGCCAAAGCCATTTGTGCCGGACTTTATGAAAAACGTTGAAGAAACCCGAAAGCTTAACCGCGATTCTGTGGTGCAGGACGTTGATAACATAAAAGCTATATTGGCCCGGCCGCGCAAATAATTTACCCGGCCCGATCTGGCAGCAAAAGCACCCAAGTATGGGTGTTTTTTGTTGATGTAAAAACGGATTAGTAAAATAACAGGGGTGCGACCCCTGTAAAAAGACCACTCCCCTACTCCGCCCGGAAGTGGTACGCGACCCCTGTTAAAGTTTGACCATGCAAAAAACATAGTAGAGCAGAGTAGTACCCAATTAGCAAACTGATATAATAACAATTAGTATGGTTAAAGAAGTAACATTTTCACTTGATACGGAC